CCCTCCGCGGAATCACACTTGCCCTTCATTTCTTTTTCCATGGCGTCCATTTCTTCCTTCATTTTGGAAGCTTCGGACATCATGCCGTCATACTTTTTCTTCATGTCCTCGTAGGACATTTTGGCGTCTTCCCGTTCTTTGGTAATCGCCAGAGCTACGCTCTCGCTCACCTCGAACTCGGCGCCATCAAAATTGACCTTAGCAGTCATAGATGGATCCTCATTATTGGGGATTAAAGATGGATCAGCGGCATCTTGGCGATCAAGATGAAGCTTCACTTGCGGGCCAGCGCGGCCACGACGAACAACAGCGATGTGATTACCAAGGATTTCCTTTTGGATGCCATCGTAATGTTCACCACCGTCAGTAACGCCAGGCGTAGGATCATAATTAACCCTATAGCCAGCGCTTACCTCACGAGCATCGCCACGCATGATGCGCTTAATGGTGTCTTGGTCAGTGATGGTCATCACAGCCTTAACAAAACCATTGTCGTACACCACTTCAGTGCCGCTAAATCCTACTTGGTAGTCTTTAGTATTTTCGGCATCAAGAAGGACGGGAGGATGCTCAGAAGTGATTGCCTTGCCCGCAAAGGAAGCAAGACTATCGGGAGAAGCCACTTCTGTTTCAGGCCTGTATTCGCGACGCACGGAGCCATCAGCATCTGTGTAGAGCTGAATGCCAGTGCGAGCAATAGAGGCCCATGCCCGAAGATAACCTTCAGGCGTCACCTCATATTTCTCGATGGGAGAGAAATCGTAGCGACAAGATGTGGTGCTCATGTATTCACTTTATCAACAAAAGCTGTTTATTATAGAAACAGTTATTCAGGACTGAATAGAAAAATGCTGCTGCTCAAGAAAAGCGACGTGGATGTGCTTAAGATGCCTCATCAGCAAGCTCGTCTCCTGATTGCTTCTCGCATTAAAGAAGCCCGCCTTAATAGCGGGCTTTCTCAGAAGGACGTAGCTCAAGCTTTGCATACAAGCCAAAGCTCCTATTCACGAATGGAACGCGCTGAACTGGCTCCGGATTGCGTGCAAATTCGCACTCTCAGTGGTCTTTATGGAATAAGCGTATTGTGGCTGATGGGCTACCCCTCGTTCATTCTCAACACGCGAAGAGATTAATCCTCGTCGTCGTCATCTTCTCCGCGAATCTCGCGAAGCTGATCTTCAATGTTTTCCATGATGTATGACTTCGCCATTGCCTCAATTTCAAACGTAAGAAACTTAGTCGGATCGAAATGAGGGTCGGGCTTTTCGTAGACGCTCATCACATAGATGTGAGTTTCGTCAAGGCGGCCATTCTTGAAGCATTGCTTCTCCACTAGTTCCCATCGCGAAGTATTGCGGTGTTCGTTAGCAGAAAGAATGGCCAAAGCCTGCATCACGCCAATACCTTCATCTTCTTGCTCGATGACGCGCACGTATTCGCTCATTGGCCTGTATTACGACTTTCTACCATCTTAATGATGCGTTTAGCCCATGCCCTCCCGGCATCTCCTCCCCATAACAACCAAGCAATATATCCGGCATCGTTCTCTCCACCGCTTTTATTCTTCTCATGGCGAGAGAAGAATGCAGACATACGCTTGATTGTGGCATAGCTAATCTTGCTGCCACCAGCCAAATCACCAGCCCTGGCAACGCCGCTACCAATACCTTGTTTGCCTGCCTCCTGCGTTGTTAAGCCGCCCTTGCCGTGCTTCTTGCGCAGTTCCAACCCTCGACGGGCAGCACTTCGCACGGCGGCGGGAGGGGAGAAACTCTCAGCGTCTCCCCTCAGCGCTTTTTTCCGCAGCTCCCATCCATTTCTTCTTCCTCTTCTTCTTCCTCTTCGCCAATCATCTGCTTAAAGAATCCCATGTAGTATTCGTCGCTCATGTCTTCTTTCGGCTTGCGCGTCATGCCAGCTTCGGACAAGGCAATTGCTAGTGCCTGCTTCGGGCTCTTCACTGCCTCGCCACTGCTGCTCTTTAGCTTGCCACTTTTGTATTCGCGCATCACCTTGGCAATTTTTGCCTGCTTTTCCTTCTTGGTCATAACGCTAAATGCTTTCCTTAAGCATAATCAATGGATGAATCCTATCGGAGCAGTGGCAATGTTCATGCCAGGGAAAAGCTTGTCACGATACAAAACCATGCCAGTGATGAGACGCTCAGCAATAAAGGCCAACGCTCGCTTGTCATAGCCTCCAATACGAAGAAACTGCTCTTCGTGCTTATGCCAAATGGGAGCAAGCGCGACAAACAGAGCGCTCATGAATTGCTTGTATTGCACGTTGCCTCCTCGTGCCATATTGCAGCCAATAAAGCTATTTTGCTTCCAAATGGCATCAATTTCTTCGCGAGAGAAAATCCAACTCCCGGAATCGGCAAGTTCTCTAGTGATAACAGGAGCGTCAAAAGCTGAATGTCCACCATAAAACTGCTGCTCCAGCGTGCAATTGAACAGTGCAGGCTCGGGAAAATACAACGTATTTTCGTCGTACCATTGATCATTTGGCTCTAGCCAATTGCGCCTGTATTGCGCATTGCCAATGTTTTTCTCATTCGCATTGAGAATCATCCAAGAAATACAAGACAGCTCTCCCCATCGGCTATTAAGCCGCGAAAGGGAAGCATTCTCATCATCAAACACATAGCCCTGCAAGCGGAGCGCTTCACGCTCCTCGCTCGATAAGGCATACGCTCCTCCCATAATGGGAACAATGGAAGAGCGGGCTTCATAGCGCACTTTCTCGCCAGGAATGCACACGGCATAAATTGTGTAGTCAGACGGCTGCATACACTTTCCTCGCTGCCCAAAGCTCGTTGTAATTGTTCACGCCTTTAGCCCCCAAGCCCGTAAGGTCCCCACCTCCTGCGGGCTTGCTCCAAGCCATGATCGTACCATCAGGCAAGACAAACCCTCTGTTCTTTTGACCATACGTGGGAGTGAGTTCCAGATAGTCGCCATAGACAAAATTAGCCTGGCTTCCATTGAAAGCAAGCGCCTTGCCTAATAGCGTTGGGCCAGTGGGGCACAGTGGCGTGATGCCATAGTATTGCTCTTTGCAATTTGCCACAATCATTTCAATGGCAGTCTGCAAAGCCTTGTTATCAGGCTTGGAATAGAGTACAGTCGTGGCACACGCCCAACTGGTATAACTAAAGCGTTGAATATCGCGGAACGCCAAGAATTCAATGCGGTCGCCAAGATCCACTGCATTGAAAGCCCTCACGCCAATATCAAAATACCAGCCACCAAGTTTGTTTAACAAGCAAAACCGCCCAAGATCTGCTTTGTAAGAAAATGGCACCAGGCAATCATATGCCCACGCCACTTCTTCCCCATAGTTTTCCGCAATAAAAGCACGCAGTGAAGCGTCGCTGTAAATGACATGCTCCGCACTGGGGAAGCACGCATCAATGGTGCCAGTGGCGTGCTTAAGAAATGGGCTCAGCTCTTCCGTTGGATCAGTGGAAAGAAAGATTTGTGAAATCTGCATGGCGATCAGGCGATTTTTGCGGGAGTGCCAAAGCCTTTAAATTCAGGCTCCGCAGGCTTGACAGCTAGTGTTTCATTCACTGCATCCTTGAGCTGCTGCTGAATATAGGGCCAAGTAAAGGGCTCTTCATGGAGACGGTTATAGCACCATTGACCATGCTGCTTCAAAATGTCGCGATTCTCATAGTAATAAGTGAGGATATCGGCGGCGCACTCAGGGTCTGGCAATAATCGCTCAAGCCCATAGTTTCTGTCGGTTTCACTGGCATTGCATTCAATGCGAGGCATCTCATCAAAGATTTCAGCCAAGCTCGTATGATCAGGAACCACTTGCGCCACGCCAGTGGCACCGTGCTCCGAGTTGACCAGGCCCCATCCTTCGCCAATGCAAGTGTTAATGCCAATATCAGCAGCGTTATACACTTGATTAAGTTGTTCAATGGGAAGACAATTGTCCACTGAATAGTGCGGGCTTGTCAAAATAAGCTTGCCAGTGGCATCAAAACCTTCATCGCGAGCCACTCGCTTGAAGAGATCAATGATTGGCCAGCCAAGATCTTTTGCTCCCATGTTCAACCAAAGGCGAGCATCATCTTTGTCCTTGGCAAACTTGATAAAGGCTTTAATCGTCAGGTCAATGCGCTTTCTGGGTTGATTTCTGTTTCCGTTAAAGACAACAAACACATCGTCCGGTACTCCCAAGATCTTTCGACACTCCTTCTTGTCCATCGGGAAGAATTTGGTGAAGTCAGTGCCGTGACCGATAATGCGAATGGGCTTTGTATAACCCATGATCTCTAGTTCTTTTTTAGCAAATTTGGTGTAAGTGGCCAAGCCGTCCCATTCCATCATTGGGGGAGTGAGATTTGGGAACAATCCATACGAATCAATAGGAGTGTACACAAACCATTTGAAGCCAAGCTTCTCCCTAAGTGGCTTGGCATTTTCCCATAGACTCAATGCAATCCAGATGTCGTTTGTAATCCATACCAGATCCGGCTTTATTGCTTGAATTACGCTCGCAATACGATGAGACCCAAAAGGATCATTCCCATGCGCCATTGCTGGATACATTTTGCAATGCTGCTGCATAGGAGAAGGGTCTCCGTGCCAGTTGGTGCATAACGCATGTACTTCATATTCCTCCGCGAGCGCTGGAATTAGGTACTCGGCAACTCGCCCAAATCCCGTTTGTACTCCGACGTCGCCTGCGTAGAGAATCTTTTTCATAGGAATCACAAGACTCCCGCAATCTTAGTCCGTCTTTTCTTTGTAGTAAAAAGCCAGGTCTTGATCGCGTCTAACAGCCTTCAACAATGCGTCCATAGCGGCTTCTCTGCTTGGAAATCTACCAAGTCTTTTACTGCGAATATATGCCCTCCAAGGATTTTTGATTGACGAAGGATCGAAAGAGACTCCCCTTGCACCACTCGTGTTGTCCGATCTCATCTTGACGTTTAACGTGTTCTGCTGCCTGGTGCACGCTCTTAAATTGCAAGGGCGATTATCAGACGGGTTTCCATTTTTGTGGTCTATTTCAAGGTCGCCAGGATCCATCCCATTTGACAGAGCCCAAACGATTCGATGAATACCATAGCTATGCCCGTCGATACTTACCACTCTGTAGCCCTTGTTCCATCGTCCTGCCACTTGACCTGGGCGCACCCTGTTACTGGTGGGTCTTTTCCAGATCAAGATTCCATCTTTTCTCAACGCAAGAAGATGTCGAATCCGACAAAGCGGAGGAAGTGGTTTACAGTGCAGCATCGGCTCATTCTGGGTGAGTTGATCACGGACTAGGAGCGGCAAACTCGCTAGTCCACCTCATTGTAACACATGACACGCAGCGCAAATAATGACAATTCCAGAAGGCTCAATTCGCTTTTGTATTAGTACGTGCAAGAAGTTTGCTCCGCATACTATTCCCGTCATTATCCCTAGTTTGCTTGCTGCTGGCCTGAAGCCAGAGGAGATTTTGATTGTCAATGGAGGGCAAACCGTCAGGGCTTTTACCAGCTACAAAGGTGTGCCAATGCTGCTGACGCAGCAAAATTCCTTTGAATACACGCCGCTCATTGAGATTGTTGAGCATTCAATGGAGAGTCCCTATTGGTTTCTCCTACACGACACTTGCATTGCAGGCCCCACGTTCAGACAGCTCGCTTACGAACCGCCAGTGGAGGCGCCAGAGAAAGTGGCAATGAAGCACACGCCCTCCATGAGCATCGGTCTTTATCGCCACGACTACCTCATGGCCCACAAGGAGCGCTTGATGACCATCAAGAACACAGACAGCTCACCAGAGGCGCTGCAGCGATGGAAGCAATGGGGCGTTCCCAACGAGGACTATATGCTCTGGAAGCTTCAGGACGTACCATGCCACATCTATCATCCAGACAAGCATGGCCCGGACGAATGGAACTATCAAGGGCACGCAGATCCCTATGGCACTGGTATGCAGCGTCGTATCGAATACTTCCCTCAGCTAGAACTGGCCAAAGCCAAAAGCAATTGGCAAGGCGTACAGCCCCACCTTTGTATTGACATCTGATGAAGCGCATTGCAATTATTGGTGGCGGCTGGGTGGGATGCCATTTGGCAATGGCTTTTCGCGATGAGGCGGAGGTGACGCTGTACGAAAAGAACCATACGCTCATTTCAGAAACGTCTTTTATCAATCAGAATCGGCTGCACTACGGCTACCACTACGCCAGGAATGCCGCCACTCGTCGATTGTGCGCCACCACTTTTGTGCGCTTCATGGAGGATTATGGCGATCTCGTTCATGATGTAGAGAATAATTACTACGCAGTGTCGGAAGATGAAAGCCTTCTTGATGCTGAAACCATTTCAATTGTTTTTGGGAGTGGTCCGCATGCACAGCTAGATCCACAAGCTTTTAACCACACATCGCTTTTGCTGGCCACTCCCGAAAAGCGCATTGATGCCATTGGGGCAAGCCTATATTTTCAATGGCGCCTAGAACCATTGGTCAAAAGAGAGAAAATTCAGCAATGCAATCTGCAAGCATTGAAGCAAGATTACGATTTTGTTTTCGACTGCACCAACAATGCCCTCTTGGGGCCATTGCCCTCTCATTTCTTTGAAGCAGTGGCAATGTTTATTTATCGCCCCAAAACCCCTCTTCCGTTCGGCGCCCTCACCTATATAGATGGAGAACTGTTTTCCATCTATCCATACAACGACAAATGCTTCTCATTGAGTCACGTAAGGCATAGCGTCATGAGCGATAACTCGCTCGACAATGCGGACAACGCAAGGCAATTAATTGAGCAACACGTGGAACGTTATTGGCCAGACTTTGCCGATAGCTTTGACTATCTATTCCCCACTCTTTCAATTAAAGCGAAGACGAAAGACTGTAGCGCTAATCGCACGCCATTGATGCGTCAAGATGAAAATCTATTCTCTTTCTTCACGGGCAAGATCCAGGGTATCTATGCCATTGAAAGCATGGCTAAGCAAATTATTGCTTAGCCATAAAGCTGCCTAAACAACGGATATTCTCGATCGTGCTGATTGGCATTAATCAGCTCACGGGTGACGCCGCCTTCGTAGCTGCTTGCATTTAGAAGGAGTTTGACTTGCTTGTGCTCATATTGATTGAGAATTGGACCATTATCTGTGTCACTAATATGCACATGAGCAATGAAGCGAAAATAATGCTTGATGATTTTCACGGGACTATCTCCTTGCAGCCAAGCATTATTTGTATCAAGCATTGTCTTCACATTGCGCAAGTTATAGAAGTCAATGTGATTGACAATCTCTTCAACTGTGTGAAAATACTTTCCGCCAAATACTTTTGCAATTGGCTCGATGCAAAGAATGGCGTCATTGGCATCCAATACTGCGTCCATCCGCTTCAATACTTCCATCAGGCATGATGGACTCCCTCTGCGCAACGCAGGACTGCCTAGGACAAAGCGCTTGATGCCCATGGTGCTGCCAAGCTTTATCACACGCAGCAAATGCTCCGAAGTAGCGGCGGTGTCTTCAAAGCTTGCCACGTTGGTGTAATAGAACAATGACTGAGCAGAATACGCCCAAAGCCCGTAATGCTCTCGATAGCGCTTTGCAATATCGCCAAAGTCTTCGTTTCTGGCAAAAATACGAGACGGAACAATTTCAATGAAATTAAAAGCGCCGGCATTGGCGCTTAAGATTTCATGCTCTTCTTCATCTTTCCAGCCAATCGCACTAATTCCAAGCATTAATAAATGCCTCCATCTTTTTCAAAGTGGTTTCTTTACTGGAAAAATAAGGCCCATAATTGTATTCAATGCGTGGTCCACAATCGACGACTGTCTTCGCCCATGGAAACCATCGGTCAATAATCTCTAAAGTTTCAACAGGCTCAGAGAACCATTGATGCTCTCCGCCTTTTTGACAGGCTTCAGTGTGAAGCCATAAGTCCTTTAAGTCGTACCATTGGTAACAAGAATTGGCATTAATTTTTTCAATGTTGTTGCCATTGAGAAGATCAAACAGAATGTTTTTCTTAATGCGCCTATGAAACAATGCAGGGAGGCGAATGATGGTAATTACGGCTTCTGGGAATGTGGCCTTAACTAGCAGCTCAAAAATATAGCGTGTGGATCCATAATTAATGCCATGGATTTCTGGAAAGTTTTCCACATATTTATAAGTTTGACTATAGATGTCAATGGTGGAATAAAGGATGATTTCCTTGGGCTTCCATAGTCTCATTTTTGTCAAGACGTAGTACATATTGTCGAAATCGGCCATTGGTGCTTGATTTGCCTTCCACTTCTCCGCCGGTAAACAAGCCAAATAAAGCCTGTCAATATCCTGTTTCAGCGACGGTGCTAAATGAATGTTTTCAGAATTGAAAAGGTAGCCAAAGTCATGATGCTCGCGCAACACTCTGCCAATCAGGCCAGTGCTTCCAACTAAAACATCCATGCTCACACTGCCACAACTGGCGCTTGTTGACGCATGTATTTTACGCTGCATTTGCAATTGGACATACAAGCACACCGCTGGCCTGGCATAGGCAGACTTCCAATGGGAACAGCTCCTCGCCCTGCATAGCGTAAGCAATCGTCACAATGCTTCGCCTGCGGATCGAGGATGCGTCGCATCAAGCTATACCCTTGCTTCTCCTGACGAATTGTGGTGCCTTCCCAGTAAGAACCTCGCACAGCTTGAGAATACATGCCGATACGAGCAATAGCCATGGGAGCAGAAATGCTCCCAGCCAGAAGATCGCGAGCAAAACCCTCCAGATAACGGTATTCCGCACGAAGGCGCTGACCGATGCGGCCCCAATCCGAAGCCTGCATATTGTCCCTGCCACCATTGCCGATGATCGCTGCTTGTACATGCGCAAGCTTAAGTGCTTCTCTTACGCTTTCTTGCCATTGAACCAGCGTAATATCGCCGTTGCTAAGCATGTTTGTAAGACGACGTAGCAAAGTGCCAAGCTTGTTAATTCGACCATCAACCAAAGCTTCAACGGCAGACTGACTAAGGAAGCGTCCGTTACTTCCGCGATAACGGCCACTAACGGGATCGTAGCGCCATGAGGATTGGTCAAGGCGCTGTTCAAGAGCGGCAGCGAACGTTGATAAATCATTCAGGCCTTGCATCTTCAGCCTCCAGAATATCCTTGAAACGCTCAGGCGCTTCCTCCTTCCATTGATTCAATGCAGCGTCGATATCCTCGGCGCTAATCAATGCGGCTTCGTCAAGGTCGGAAAGAATCAAGCCTTCGACTTTCATGGGCTCCATTGCATCAACTTTGCTGCTCACATTCTTAGCTGGGCCTTTACGTTCGGGATCAGGATCGGCCTTGCGTTTGCGAGCAACAATTGTTTGACGCTCTTCTTTGCTCATGGCTTGCGCCTTGGCTTGCGGCAGGCATTTAGGCTTGCCTTCTTTTTCCTCGCGAGCACCACATGGACCAAGGATTTCGCCATTAGCGCCAATCCTCACCCATTTCTCCTTAAACCACTTATCAAGATCATCGGCATGAAGCTCCTGCTCGTCGCTCTTGAAAGCTCCGCTCAGCGAGCCATGCTTCTTCTTGTACATTTGCTTGTACTGTTGTACGACGTAACCGCTGGCATAGGCGGAAGGCCACACTTTGAACTTAGCCTTGGCGGCACTCACTGCTCGTGAATGCAATGCTTCGTCCGTGAATTTTACGTCGCCACGCACTTTCTCAAGATCGCCAGGCAAATAAAGCCCAGCGCTATCCTCCCGGCTGTCCTCTACTTCCCTGCTTCCATCCATGGGAAGAGTGCCGTTCTCCTCATTCATGGGATCGCGGCCGCCAGGAGGCACTGCAAGCTTGCCTTTCCCACCCCCATCTTGAGTGGAGCCACCCCCAGCTTGAGCAGGAAGTTCCCGCACTACGGACGGATCAAGCGTAAGCTCCATGCTCCACTCAGAACCGCTATAACGGGCATCCGCCACCTCCTTGGGACTCAGTACACCGAGCTGGATGTAACGGCCGTCTACAGCCGCCACACGCGCCCGTACGTCAGCCATTTCGCGCTCATTAAGCTCGAACAATGGATTAAAGGAGATGCGCCATGATTCGGGCAGTTCTCCTTTCGTCGGGCCTTCTTTGCTGAGCATGATGTATTCAAGCAGCTTCTTCATCGGCCGCTTGAAATTGACGCTTTGATAATCAGCAAGCATCTTTGCGAAGTCACGTTCTTCGCTGCGACCAGTGGAACCAAGACCACTCGGACTTTCGCCAAACAAAACAGTGTGAGGAATCTTGCTGGCGCCAATAATATCAACGCGCAGCTTTTCTAAGATTTCTCCAATGCCACCAAAGTTGCGACTAATAAATTCAAGCTCCTCTTTCTCCGCATCAATCGCGTAGCCGCGATAAATGCTTTTGCTCATATCATTCACCTGCAGGCGATCACGAATGGAGCTTTCTTTGCCAGCAGCAAGCATCGCTGCCAGGCCCCTCACTTTATGAACAAAAATATCAAACTCAGTGAGAAGCGTGGCCGCTGAATTCAATCCCGTCCAATAATGCCTGAAGCTGTCATAAACAGTCTGCAAGCTGCTCATGCCCCATCCATAGTTCCTTTGCCGAATGCGATAAGGAAGCCAATCCCCGTCAAAGCGAAGAATCCTATCCTTGTGAATGTAGGACAATTGTGGCTGGTTAATTAAATCTCCAGAGATGATCTGATAATAAGTGGCTTTTGAATAGTCGTAGAGGTTTTCTTCGTTGATAACGGGAGCAATTTGCCATCTATCCAAACATTCAATGTCTTCGACGCGACGTATATTACGTTTATCGACAGGCATGTAAGCGGGACGCCCATCGTCAATAAAAAGAAGTAGGCAAGCACCCCCATAAAGGCGGGAGTTTTTCGCTGCGAGGTTGAGATGTTCGAGGATGTAGAGGTCTTCAATTACTTGCTCAATTCCTTGCACTTCTTCGGCCCTAACGCCATCGCCACCAAACAATACTTTGAAGCCTTTTCGAGTGGCCTGGTCAGCATAAATAT